ACAACACATTTAAATAAATACAACATATTAGGGAATGTACCTAGTAAATAATTGTTGACCTGTTGTTAATTTAGATTAACAATACACCCATGCCCCAAACAAATCGTTATAGGGTCTTTTAAGAAAGTAAATATGTTTCCATACAACAAAGCATTTAACACTATTGTTAAAACACAAGAAGAAGCAATCAATATCGCTTATGGCAAGCGTAAATTTGGTGGTGCTTTTTTACCCCACGAACTAGGTTTTATTGTTTATTGGTTGCCAAAGAATCTTGCACAAGATTTTGCATGGTAATGACCAAACAAGAAGCCAATCAAATACTTGATGAAGTCAAGGTTGGCATTCCACACCCCCAACACATAATCAATCAAGCACTAATCACCACAGGAGATTTAAAACCATGAAATACCCTAGAACACTTAATGAAGCATTCCCCAACACGGTGGAATATGGTGCCTCAATCACCAAGTTTTATCGCAAACGCACAGCTGTAGACATTGCAATGACGATTGTCAGCATTGCAGGCGTTGTTGTACTTTTATTAGATTTATTTATTTGGAGGCCATAAATGAGCAGATTTGAAGACATTGAACACGATTGCCAAGACGCAATTGTCAGACAAGGCCAAAAGACCAATTACGCATTTGAAAGTGGTTACTACAAAGCACAGACCCAAATACTCTGTCGAGAAGTAGAGTTTTTACAGCAAGAGTTGGAATCCACAATTCAGCAAGTTAAAGATGTTTTAAAGGATATGGCATGAAAGAAATAGCAACAGCCTTGGTTAAGGCACAAAAGGCGTTTAATCCTGCTTTAAAGCAGTCTGTGAACCCACATTTTAAAAGTCGATACGTTGACCTTGCTGGATGTGTTGAGGCGGTTATAGACGCTTTAAACGACAACGGCATTTATCTATTGCAAAAAACGTTTGAGTGCGACAACGGCATTATTTTAGAGACCATTTTTATCCACGAAAGCGGAGAATCACTTCAATGTGGTTTATTGCACTTTCCAGCGGTCAAGCACGATCCACAGGGTTACGCATCAGCGTTGACCTATGCTAGAAGATACAGTTTGATGGCGGCCTGCGGTATAGCGCCTGAAGACGATGATGGCAATGCGGCAACTAAGAAAGAACCCAAAGAATTGCCTACAAAAAGCCATGTAGAACCTGAAAAACTGGGATTGTTGATTGACAAGATGCGTGAGGCCGAGAATGAAGAACAGTTAAAGGCCAGTTACAGGATTGCTTACCAAGCGTGCCATAGCGAGAAACAATGGCAAGACTTGGTGGCCAAGGTCAAAGACGAATTGAGGGCGCTATTAAATGGATGATTTACCATGCCCAGTTTGCCCATTGGGTGAACTTGAATTAACAGAAACCCGCAGACATTTGCATTGTGCTATTTGCGGACATTATGAAACTATTGAGGATGATGAAAATGATTGAACAAAGAACAGATGAATGGTTTGCCCAACGTTTAGGTAAGGTAACAGCAAGCCGTGTTGGAGATGTGATAGCAAAGACCAAGACAGGCCCAAGCGCTAGTCGGGACAATTACGCTACGCAGCTGGTGCTAGAACGCCTTACAAACGCCAAGGGTGAGTTTTTTACCAATGCTGCAATGCAATGGGGTACAGAAACAGAACCAATGGCACGGCAAGCGTATGAACTTAAGCGTGGCGTGTTTGTGGATGAAGTGGGATTTATTGACCATCCAACCATAGACATGAGTGGCGCAAGCCCTGACGGATTGGTGGATAAGACAGGATTGGTAGAAATCAAATGCCCAGAGTCTAAAACCCACATGGAATATTTAATGTCTGGCAAACCGCCTAGCAAATACATTCCGCAAATGATGTGGCAAATGGCTTGTACAGGCCGTGAATGGTGTGATTTTGTGAGTTTTGACCCAAGATTTCCTACAAATCTACAGATTTTGGTAGTCAAGGTTGAATACGATCCCACTTATGTGCGGATGTTAGAACTAGAAATTACACAATTTTTAGATGAAGTTAGTAAAAAAGTAGAAATATTAAGGAAATACAATGTCTAAGATACTCAAAGAAATAAAAGTAATTACCGGCACTTATACAGATAAGACAGGTCAACAAAAAAACCGTTATTCCAAGATTGGATCGGTAATTGATACATCTAAAGGGCCAATGCTGAAGATTGACAGCATCCCACTTAAAGAAGGCGGTTGGGATGGTTGGGCATACATGAACGATCCCTATGATGAAAATGCTGTGCCGCAAAGAAGGGCGCTCAAAGGTAGTTTTGACAACATGGCAGACGATATTCCGTTTTAATCATGCAGCCATTTCAAGTTAGACAAGCCGAGTTTGACAAATGGCACAAAGATAATCCAGTTATTTGGAAGTATTTTGAACGGTTTAGCTTGGAAGCGGTGGCCAAGAACCGTAAAAAGATCAGTCATTGGCTCATTATTAATAGGATCAGATGGGAGGTTTACGTTTTAACCACAGGAGAAGACTTTAAGATCAGCAATGATTTTATAGCTTTTTATGCAAGGTTATGGCGTAAACACTACCCAGAGCACAAAGAATTGTTCAACATCAAAAAAATGATAGGAGAACCTTGGCAAGAAGAATTTATGATATAGTGTAATGGCTACAAAAAGTAGTGTTTTTTGCAAAGAAACAAAAGGATTAATTATGGGTTATTCAAACATGGAGAAAATGCCAAAAGGCGTAACAGCATCTGACCGCACAGGTGAGAAAAAAATAGGCGCATCAATGGTAGACAAAGAAGTTATGCGGCCTGGTGCATCTGGTGAAAAGATTCCAAAGGGTGCATTGTCATCTGATACAACTGGCGAACGTAAAATGCCGATTGCTGGTGGCGTAGGCATGGGCAAGATGGACGGCATCGGTTCAAGGGACAGCTCACACATGGGCAAGCATGATGGAAGAATGGGCGAAATGAAGGGCGGCAGTTCAGAAAAGAGTTGTTATGCTCACGAACGGTCAGAATATAAGTAAAGCGAAATGCCCCCAAGGGACAACAAGGGGGCACTTCTAACCACAAACACAATGGGAGTTGTGATATGGCTAAAGAGAATTGTAATACCTGTAGGCACTTTCTTGATATGAATCAAACCGTTGGCGTATGCAGGCGGTATCCACACTATCAAAATCGTAGTCCTAACGAGATTTGCGGCGAATTTGCAGAGAAGCCATTTTTGCCCTCAGCAACTGGGGGTGTTTTTTCCATGATGAACTTACCTGTTGTTGACATTCCACAGGTCAGCAAGAAAAAGGGAAGGCCACGCAAAAATGATTAAAGCACTAAAAGACAGGGTTGTTGTAAAACCCCACGTCCGTGAAATATCTAGTATCATATATGTTAACAATAAAGAACCTTTTAACGAAGGAACAATTGTTGCGATAGGCCCAGAGTGCGATCAATGTGCTGTTGGGGACTTTATCAAGTATGGGAATGGTGATTATTTAAAATGGCCAACGCATAAAATTGATGGCCAAGATTATCAAATCATTCAAGAAGCAGACATTTGTGCAATTGTGGAGGTAATATGAAATCAGGACTTTACGCAAACATCCATGCTAAACAAGAACGTATCAAGCAAGAAAAGGCAGAAGGCAAACCAGTAGAGAAGATGCGTAAGCCTGGCACAAAGGGCGCACCTACTGCGGCAGCATTCAAACAATCTGCTAAAACAGCAAAGAAATGAAAAAGCACGACAAACCTATTGAGCATAAAACCGTGGGTAAGGGTAAAACCTATAACCCAACGGACAAGGGTGCGGGAATGACTGCAAAAGGCAGGGCCGAATACAACGCCAAGAATGGCAGTAACTTGAAAGCACCAGCTCCTAATCCAAAGACCAAGAAGGATGAAGGGCGTAAAGCTAGTTTCTGCGCCCGCATGGAAGGGGTAGTAAAGAACGCCAAAGGCCCAGCAGAAAGAGCCAAGGCATCACTTAAGAACTGGAATTGTTAAGAATGATTCATTATCATGGCTTACCAATTACACCGGCCACGGTAGCACACAAGGCAATAGACGCAGGACACGCATTTGTAAGTTTTAGGCACAATGATCAATTAACGGTTGCCATAGAAGTTTGTCAATCGTTTGCTATTGATAATGGAGCATTTAGCGCTTGGAAAAGTGGAAAACCAATAACTGATTGGACAGAATTTTACGATTGGGCATTGAATTTAAAGAAAGTGCCAAGTTGTGATTTTGCTGTAATTCCTGATGTAATTGATGGAAATGAGGCCGAAAACGATGCTTTGCTTAAGGATTGCCCTTTACCTACATGGTTTGGCGCACCAGTTTGGCATTTGCATGAGAGTTTAGAACGATTAGAACAACTGGCCAACACTTATGTAAGGGTTTGTTTTGGATCATCTGGCGAGTATGCAACGGTTGGCACACAAAAGTGGTGGTCTAGGATGGGTCAAGCCATGAGGGTTATTTGCGATGATATGGGCAGGCCATGTTGCAAATTGCATGGATTAAGGATGCTAGACCCTAGCATATTTACCAAATTGCCATTTGCAAGCGCAGATTCAACAAACATTGGTAGAAATGTAAACATAGATGTTCATTGGAAACATGGTAATTACTTGCCGCCAACTAAAGAAATGAGGGCGCAAGTGATGCGATCTAGGATTGAATCACACAATGCACCATCGATTTGGGGATTTCAGCAAGTAGAACAAGGATATTTATTTTGATATATGCTGTAGTTTACATATTGGGATTGGTGTTTGCTAATTTATTGGTAGTTCATTTTGGCCCTTGGTTTAGCATTGTTAACGCATTTTTGTTAATTGGCCTAGATTTAACGCTAAGAGACAAAATACATGAATTATGGAAAGGCAAGTGGTTACCAATAGGCGGTTTGATAGCAACTGCAAGCGTTATTTCTTATTTACTTAACCCAGCAAGCGGCATTATTGCGTTGGCTAGTTTTGTTGCTTTTTTAATTGCAATGTTAATTGATAGTATTGTTTACCACTATTTATCACATAAATCATGGGCAATTAAATCAAATGGTTCTAATGTGGCAGGGGCTTTAGCCGATTCTGTTATATTTCCAACCATAGCATTTGGCGTTTTAATGCCTGAAATAGTATTGATGCAATTCTTAGCCAAAGTATTTGGTGGGGCAATTTGGGTATATTTAATCACATTGTTTGAAAGAAAAGATCATGCCATTAGTTAAATCAACATCACCTAAAGCATTTAAAGAAAACATTAAGGCAGAGATAAAAGCAGGCAAACCTGTTAAGCAAGCGGTTGCTATTGCATACTCAGAAAAGCGTGAAGCTCAAAAGGCTAAAGCTAAAAAGAAATGACTGAAGACACTAAACCTGTAGGAAGACCTTCACTATACGATCCTGCTTATTGCGATAAGGTAGTGGCGTTGGGCGCATTGGGTAAAAGTGTAGAACAAATTAGCTCAAATTTGGGTGTGTCATGTAGAGTTTTGTATGACTGGCGTGACCGTTATCCTGAATTTCTGCGTGCCTTGGAAGAAGCTAAGGAAGCTGAACAGACATGGTGGGAAGAACAAGCACAAGCTTATATGTTGGAACACAAAGATGGGCCTAAGTTAAACGCCACAATCTGGTCTAGATCGATGGCGGCAAGGTTTCCTAAAAAGTATAGGGAATCAGTAAAGCAAGAAATAACAGGCGAGAATGGTGCGCCATTGTTAACGGCTATTCAAGTATCGTTTGTAACGCCTAAAGATGTTGGCGAAACGGTTTAGCTCCGTGGGAAGATGCAAAAATAAAGTGTTGTTCAACCTAACCCTGCTTCATGGGAGCGCCAACTAATATGAAAGTAGAAATAGGTGATGCAACATTGTATTTAGGCGATTGCATCGACATATTGCCAACATTGCCAAAAGTAGATGCGGTGATTACTGACCCTCCTTATGGAATAAACATAGCAGCTCAACCTACTAATTGTCAAAGAATAAATGGTGCTGAAAAAAAAGATTGGGATAAATCTACGCCTGATTCAAATTTGATTGATGAAATATTAAAAAAGGGAAATAAAGTAATTTTATGGGGTGGAAATTATTTTAATTTGCCTCCATCAAGATGTTGGCTTGTATGGCACAAACCAGATGGTCTTCCATCATTTAGCAGAGTAGAACTTGCTTGGACAAATATGGATAAATTGGCGGGTTATTTTCAATGGACTATTGCCGCCACAAATCCCGAAAGAGTTGGGCATCCTACACAAAAACCATTAGCTTTAATGAAGTGGTGTATTGAACAAGCGGGAAACCCTGAAACAATATTAGACCCTTTTATGGGAAGCGGAACAACAGGCGTAGCGGCAATTGAAGCGGGTCGTAAATTTATAGGCATTGAAAAAGAAGCAAAATATTTCGATATTGCTTGCAAACGAATAGAACAAGCTAGATTACAAATTGATATGTTTGTTGAACCTATAAAATTTGATCAAATTGCTTTAATATAACAAATGCAAGCTAAAGTAGAGTTCCCACTTAAACTGCAATGCTTATTTAAGCCAAGCAGATACAAAGTATTGTGGGGTGGACGTGGTGGGGCAAAGTCTTGGGGAATAGCTAGGGCATTGTTGATCACAGGGTCTAGCAAGCCCATTCGGGTTTTATGCGCTAGAGAATTCCAAACCTCAATCAAAGACTCAGTACACAAGCTCCTAAGTGACCAGATCATAGCCATGAACCTAACCGAGTTCTATGAAGTGGTGGATCGGACAATACGCGGTAAGAACGGTACAGAATTTAATTTTGTTGGACTAAAAAATAATGTGGCCAATGTCAAATCTTATGAAGGTGTAGATGTTTGCTGGGTAGAAGAAGCTCAAAGCGTATCGAAGCGTTCGTGGGATGTGCTGATACCTACTATCCGTAAAGAACAGTCAGAAATATGGGTTTCATTCAATCCTGAGCTAGAAACGGATGAGACTTACCAACGGTTTATTATTCACCAGCCAACCAATGCGGTGGTGCAAAAAATCAACTGGAACGACAACCCTTGGTTTCCTGAGACGCTGAGAATAGAAAAAGACACGTTAAAGATGCGCGATATTGAGGCATATAACAGCGTTTGGGAGGGAATTTGTAGAATTACTGTAGATGGTGCTATATTTAGCAAAGAAATGCAGATGGCCGAGATTAACAATCAAATACAAAATGTGCCCTATGATCCTATTAAACCAGTATTCACGGTTTGGGACTTGGGTTGGGCAGATGCCACGGCCATTTGGTTTGTACAATTTATTGGCATGGAAATCAGGGTTATCAGGTATTTAGAAGATAGTCAAAAGACGATTAGTTATTATTTAGCTGAAATACAGAAGTTTGGCTATGTTTACGATACCCACTATTTACCCCATGATGCGGCAAGCCACAATTTAGGAACAGGCAAAAGCATAGAGGAAATTGTCAGGGCTACAGGTATGCGGGTGCAGATACTAGACCGAGTGCCGGTAGTGGATTCTATTAATGCGGCGCGTACAATATTCCCAAGGTGTTATTTTGATCGTACAAATACCGCAGATGGCTTACAATGTCTTAGGCACTATCGATATGATGTTGACCCAGATACCAAACAATTCAGTAGAATGCCATTACATGATCAATATTCGCATGGGGCAGATGCTTTTAGAATGTTGGGTTTGATGGTTCAAGAACCTAGAAAACCTGTTAAAAGAAAGCCCCAAATGGATATTCCTGTAGGTTGGATGGGCTAATAAAGGATTAACATGGATGAATTTGACCCACGCATCACTGATGCTAAACAATTCCTTAAATTGGCCAATGATGCTGATACAAACAATCGTGTTGAAGCATTAGAAGACTTAAAGTTTGCGGCTGGTGACCAATGGCCAGTTGAAATACAGAACAATCGTACTTTAGAAGCTAGACCGTGCCTGACAATTAATAAGATTGATGCTTATGTGCGCCAGGTAACCAACCAACAGCGCCAACAACGCCCACGCATTAAAGTACACGGCATGAACAGCGCGAGCGATGCCAAGGTTGCACAAGTGTTAACAGGCATTTGCAGGCACATCGAGGTCAATTCAGATGCTGACCACGCATACGATAACGCTTTCAACTATGCGGTACGGTGCGGGTTTGGCTATTGGAGGGTTAAAACGGACTATGTGCGTGAAGACTCATTTGACCAAGAAATCTATATTGAACCTATTCACAATCCATTCACGGTTTATTTCGATCCAAACAGCACGTTACCAGATGGTTCTGATGCTGAAAAATGCTTGGTTACGCAAGTGGTTAGCAAGAAAATATTTGAGAAAATGTACCCAGATGCTGATACAGGCGTAGGTTTCAGTCAAAGGGGCACAGGTGACAGCAATTCAGAATGGATAATGAAAGAGGATATTCGGATTGCCGAGTATTGGTATACAGAGCGTAAAAACGATAAATTGTGCCTGTTAAGCGATGGCAGTAGCAAATTCCGTAGTGATCTACCAAGTGACGGAGAACTGTTAAGCCGTGGTTTGGTAATCATTGATGAGCGCCCAACGCTTAAAAAACAGATCAAGATGATCAAATGTACGGCCATTGAGGTGCTAGAAGAAGGCGATTGGGCAAGCAAATTTATTCCAATTATTCCAGTTTATGGCGAAGAATTTGTTATTGACAATAAGCGCAAAAAGTACGGTTTGGTGCGTATGGCCAAAGACCCACAAAGAATGTACAACTTCTGGAAAACGTCATTAACTGAAAGCATAGCTTTAGCACCCAAGGCTAAATGGCTATTGGCAGAAGGCCAAGATGAGGGGCATGAGAACGAGTGGGCGCAGGCCAATATTAAAGCCATGCCAGTACTTAGATACAAACAAAAAGACATTGAAGGGGTCATGGCCCCAACACCCACACGCATACAACCTGAAGCACCGCCTGCTGGTATCATGGCCGCCGCCGAAGGAATTAATGCGGATATGCAAGCGGTTCTTGGCATATTTGACCCTAACCAGATGGCCACAGGCAACATTAGTGGCAAGGCATTGAACGGTCAGCAACAGCAGATTGACCTTACAAACTTCCACTACTACGATAATTTAACCCGATCTATTAAGCATACAGCACGGATTATTCTTGATTTAGTGCCCAAAATATACGATCAAGCAAGGGTGATGAGGATTATTGGGGATGATGGCAAACCTGATTTAGTTGAAATCAACAAGATGCAACAAGATGAGCAAGGCATCCAAAAGATACTTAATGATGTGACTGTGGGCGAATACGATGTGGTGATGGACACAGGCCCAGGCTATAACAGCAAGCGCCTTGAGGCGGTTAACAGCATGATGCCGATGTTAAGTGCCGATCCAAACCTAATGAGCGTGGCGGGTGATTTAATCTTTAGAAATATGGACTTCCCTGGCGCTGATACTATTGCAGACAGATTGGCGGCCGCTAACCCATTGGCACAGATTGATGATAAATCCGAAATACCTCCGCAAGTACAGATGCAACTGGCGCAGTCTAAACAACAGATTGAACAGCTACAGCAAGAGTTGCAGGGTATGCAATTGATGCTGAAAAATCGTAGCGATGTTGAGCAGATGAAACAAGAAGCAGAAACCAAACGTGTCCTGATTAAAGAAACCAATAGGGCGCATGAGATTGAACTAAGTGACCAAAAACACCATCGAGATATGGTTTTGCGTACAGATACGATGGCGCACGACACGGTAATTAAGACCCAAACACAACTAGAAATTGAACGTATCAAGGCAGAATTGGCGGTTTATTTAAGCCAATTAGACAGATTGAGCGAAAAAGCCGCCACAGTTGAAGCCATTGAGCGTGCTATTTGACAAACTAAAGAATTCGTGTAAGCATTACACAATCCTTACCTATGGGGTACATAGGGTTAATTCTTAGGTGATACCTATGTCTGAAAAAGAAGCAGGAAATGTCCTGACAAGTGAAAACAGCGCCGAATTTTATGCTAATAAACTGAATTTAGCTGATCAAAACGATGATGTGGCGGTTGATGCCGAGCCATCAAAAGAATCTGATCAGAGTGAACCAGATGCAGAAACAGGCAAAACTACTGAGGAGCGTAAGCAAAATCCCAAGTTAGAAAAAAGGTTTTCTGAACTGACAAAACAACGTGAACAGGCCAAGGCAGAAGCGCAAGCAGAACGCCAAAGGAGTGAAGCGTTAGAGACAAGGTTACGAGTTTTAGAACAGCAGGCTATACCCCAAAAGGTACAGAGCGTTGACGAAGAACCCCAACCTGGCCAATTCCAAGATGCGTTTGAGTACGCAAAGGCATTGGCGCAGTATTCAACAGAAACAGCTTTAAAGGAACGTGATCAGCAAGATGCAAACAAAAAAGCTAATGAGGAAATGCAAAAGACCTTACAGTCTTGGAACACCAAATTAGAAAAAGTTAAAGCAGATATACCTGATTACGATGACATTGTGTCTACTGCTAACGTGGTAGTGAGTGACGATATTCGAGATTCAATACTAGAAAGTGATGTAGGCCCAAGAATCCTATATCACCTAGCAGAGGATTTAGAGTTTGCACAAAAACTTGCACAAATGCCTACCCGCAAAGCGTTGATTGAAATAGGAAAACTTGAAAAACTATACGAAAGGACTGAAGCTAAAGCAGAGCCAGTAGTAAAAAGCAGAGCCCCTGCGCCAATTCGTCCACTTAAAGCGGCGGGTGGTGTTGCTGATATTCCCATCAATTCAAGTGGTGAATTTCACGGCACTTATCAATCGTGGAAAGAAGCGAGGCGTGCGGGCAAAATTAGATAGTTTTTTAATTAACTGAAAGGATAAAGGTAATACTTTATGGCTAATAATCTTTTGACGATATCAAAAATTACTAATGAGGCATTGATGGTTCTTGAAAATGAACTGACATTTACTTCAGAAGTTGACCGCAACTACGATGACCAATTTGCGGTTGTTGGTGCAAAGATTGGTAACACAGTCAATGTCCGCAGACCAGGTAGGTTCATCGGTACAACAGGCCCAGCGCTGAATGTTGAAGACTTTAATGAATCATCTGTCCCTGTAACCTTAAGTACTCAATTCCACGTTGATACTCAATTTACAACGGCCGATCTTGCATTATCTTTGGATATGTTTAGTGACCGCGTGTTAAAGCCCGCAGTAGCGGCTATTGCTAACAAGATTGACCGTGATGGTTTGGTTATGGCCAAAAACAACACAGCCAACATTGTTGGAACAGCCGGTACACCTCCAACTGGTTTGATCACATATTTGACTGCTGCTGCTTACTTGGACGCTGAAGGCGCGCCACGTGACGGTCGTAGATCATGTATCGTTGAGCCTTTCACATCAGCTACTATTGTTGACAGCTTGAAGGGTCTATTTGTACCCCAAGAAGCTATTGGCGAACAGTATCGTAAAGGTTTGATGGGCCGTGATTCAGCAGGCATGAACTGGAAAATGGATCAGAACGTTGTTTCACAAACATTCGGTTCTTCTTCAACTTCCGTTTTGTCTTGCAATACATCAACAGCAACTGGTTTTGTAACTACAGGTTGGGCACAAACTTCAACTATCGCTCTGTCAGCAACGACAGCAGTTGGTAATTTGAATGTTGGTGACGTAATCCAAATTGCAAACGTGTATGCGGTCAACCCACAAAATCGTCAAGCATACGGTTCAAACAAGTTGAGAAACTTTGTTGTTACTGTTGCCGCAACGGTTGCTACATCTGGCACAACTAGCGTAACTGTTAGCCCTGCCGTAATTACAGCAGGACAATTCCAAAACGTGAGCGTAACAAGTGCTGGAGCATCTACGGTGACTCCATTTAATAATACTGGTACTGTGTCACCACAGAACATTATTATGCACCGCAATGCTTTCTGTTTGGCAGTAGCTGATCTTGAATTGCCAGAGGGTGTACACTTTGCAGGCCGTGCGTCTGATAAAGAAATTGGATTGTCAATGCGTGTAGTACGTCAGTATACAATTAACAATGATTCGATCCCAACGAGGTTGGATGTACTCTATGGTTGGGCACCTTTGTACCCTGAATTAGCTTGCCGCGTAGCCGCTTAACTATTAACTTTAAGGAGAAATAATCATGGCAAATCCAGGCCCAGCAACCACAGTAAGTAATCACCCACAAGCACTTGGCACAAACCAAGCATTGCGTTTGATTGCATCCGCACAATCTGTTAACTTGGCCATTGCTGGTGACACAGCATCCATTGTTTTAGATGTGAGCAAATTTGTACCTACATCCGTAGTTATCACCAATGGCCTAAACTCTAGTGGTGCAACAACCACTATTGCAACAGCTACTGTAGGTGCTTATACAGGCGCAGGCGCAACAGGTTCAACAATATTGACTACCGCCGCTTTAACAAGCAACACAGGTGGCCCTTATGTAACCATTACTGCCGCAACAAATCCAAACACCGCTATATCTAACCCAACAAACATTTATGTTAACGTTGGAACTACGATTGCAGCAACGTGTGACGTTTTTGTATACGGATATGACCTCACATTTTTACCTTAATTTGTGAGTAAATAATAAAAGGCCACTCTCAAAAGGGGTGGCTTTTTCTGTTTTAATGTACAATTAATCATTCTTTAAAGGAATAAATATGTCAAAAACCACTATAACGCGTGGCAACGTATTGGCCCATACGATTTGCCAATTAACCCTTCCAGCTACTACCTTTTCTACAACAACAACTGAAGTCACTATTTCCTGTCCTGGCGTTAAGTCTACAGACAAGATTCAAGCTCAAGTTGATGCTGTAATGACTACAGGCGTTGGCATAGGAAACGTTTACACTAGCGCAGACAATGCAATCATTGTTCGTTTATTTAACTTAACTGGTGCTTCTGTAACACAAGCAGCGGCATTAATGTTAGTAAGCGTTAAGTCTTGCGAAGATAGTCCAATTCCTGCGAATGTCGTATGAGAAACACATCTGCTATTAGAATTACTGGGCCAACCACGGCTATTGCTGTTACCACGTCTTCATCGACTGCTGTGACCATTACGCCGAAGGGAAATGACCAAACAAACTATTGCGGATTTTTGAATACTTCTACAAACGTAATTGCGGTTACTGTTGCACCTGTTAGCGCAGGGGCGGCAATATTACCTACTGCGGGTAATACTAGCAATTCATTTGTTTTAGGAATAAGTATGTCAGCACCGATGATTGTTGCTGTGCCTGCTAATTCATTTTCTGTAACTACAATTGGTTCTACTACAAGCACTTTGTACGTAATGCCGATGAGCGATCAAACTTAAAGGGCAAACATGACGAATCAAGTAGCATCGACAGTTACTACACAAATTGTTCCTGTTCAAGGGCTATTTGATTCATCAGGTAATTGCGTAAGTTTAATTGGACCAGCAGGGGTGTATTTTTATGCCCCTGCCAATCCTACATTTACAAGCACAAACATTTACGCTACATCACAAATTGGCTATGCAAGTGGCAATTATGCAAGCGTAACTCAGACAAATAACAAAACAACTGCTGTAACGATTAACACTTCAAGCGGTCAAATTGTTACTGCAAACAGCCAATTAGCCCCATCAGCTCAGGCCGTGTTTACGGTTACAAATAGCCAAGTAAGCATAAAAGACAATGTAATTATTTCAATTGGTTCAGGTGGAACACAAGGCGCATACAACGTATTTATTGCGGGTATTGCAGATGGATCATTTGTTGCGGTGATTAAAAACACGACAAACAACGCATATAGTGAAGCGGTGACAATCAATTTTTCAGTTTTGCACACAGCTAGTTAAGGAAGAACAATGGGAACTCTAGTCTTTCAAGCCGCATTAGGTGGGCAAGTATCTGTTACTGGGCCAAACACGGCATCTAGTTACACCATAGCTGTTCCTACGGTCAATGGCACATTTGTAACTACAGGCGATACAGCCACAGTTACCAACACCATGTTGGTCAACAGCTCCACAACCATCAACGGCACATCGATTGCTTTGGGTGCTAGTGGTACGGTGACTGCGGCAAACCCTTTTGCTTTGACCATCTCTACAGGATTGACAGGCGGTTCATACACGGGTGCAAGTGCTGTAACGATTGCCATTGATACAAGCGTAGTAGCTACCCTCACAGGTACGCAAACACTCACTAACAAAACATTAACAAGCCCTGTAATATCAACCATTACAAATACTGGCACGTTAACGCTACCCACAAGCACAGACACTTTAGTGGGCAGAGCAACAGCAGACACGCTGACAAACAAATCAATTAGTGGGTCTACAAACACTTTAACCAATGTACCGAATTCAGCCTTAACAAACAGCACGTTTACAATTGGGTCAACTGTTGTAACTTTAGGCGGGACTGTAACAACATTCTCAGGGGTTACCCTTACTTCCCCAACTTTCACAACCCCAGCACTAGGAACACCTTCTAGCGGTGTTTTGACAAATACCACAGGTCTACCCATCAGCACAGGCGTTTCAGGGCTAGGGACAGGCGTAGCGACTGCGCTTGCTGTCAATACAGGGACTGCGGGATCAGTTTTAGTAAATGGCGGTGTTTTGGGTACTCCATCATCAGGCACATTGACTAACGCCACAGGCTTGCCTATTTCAACAGGTGTAAGCGGTTTGGGTACTGGAGTAGCAACCTTTTTAGTAACGCCAACAAGTGCCAATTTAGCAAGTGTTGTTACCGATGAAACAGGATCAGGATCATTGGTATTTGCTACATCGCCTACATTGGTTACTCCAATACTGGGTACGCCTACATCAGGCACGTTGACCAATACTACAGGATTCCCTGCCGCCAATTTAGCGGGTACAGCTTTGCCATCTGCTATTGTTACATCTAGTCTAACAAGTGTAGGGACAATTGCTACAGGTGTATGGAATGGAACATCGATAGCTATTGCTAATGGTGGAACAGGACAAACAACAGCAGGTGCAGCATTTAATGCTTTATCTCCTATTACAACAACAGGGGACTTAATTCTTGGTAATGGAACTAATAGCGCAACAAGATTGGCGATTGGTACAAACGGATATGTATTGACGGTTAGTGGAGGAACTGCTGTATGGGCAGCAGCAGCTGGTGGTGGAACACAAGCAACTGCAACAGCGCTAGGAACTGTTTATGCAAAACAAACGACTGGTGGTGGTACACCTTATTTAACTGCTTTTGGATACAACGCAGGGGTGAGTACGACAGGGGCTAATGTCACCGCTATTGGAACAGAAGCATTGTTCACTAACAGTACGGCAGTCAACAGTACGGCAGTCGGTCAACAAGCACTTTATTTTAATAATGCCAATAGCAATACGGCTGTGGGTTTTGGTGCATCTTATACCAACACTTCGGGCGCAGAGAATTGTAGTTTTGGAGTACAAGCGTTATATACAAGTTCAACAGGAACACAAAATACTGCTATAGGTAAACAGGCACTTTATACAAGTACTTGTTCTTATACAACTGCAATAGGATACCAAGCAGGATATAAATGTTCTGATGTAGCTAATGGTCAAATATTTGTAGGATACCAAGCAGGTTATAACTCAACATCTGCAACCAAGAACACAATTGTGGGAATATCAGCAGGATACTCAAACGTAACAGGTATTGACAATACTTACAATGGTTATAACGCTGGGTATTATCAAACAGGAGGAACTAATACTGGCGTTGGTTCGTTGGCATTAATTGGTGCATCAGGAACATCAACAGGAGCTAATAATACAGGACTTGGTTGTCAATCACTCAACGCTTGTACCACAGGTTCTAACAATACAGCAGTAGGTTTTCAATCGGGGCTTAATGTTGTTACTGGCGGTGGTAATGTTTTAATAGGTATCAACGCAACACTTAATGCTACAAATGATTCAACTTCGATTGTTATAGGTAATTACAATCTTGTTGGCAAAGGCGGTGCTACAGGATTTATTAGCCCACAAGGGGGGCCAATGTACCAAGGTAACAATTCTGCCGCATGGTCAATTACATCAGATCAAAGATTAAAGAAAAACGTTGTAGACAACAATGTTGGTTTAGAAAAAATAACACAAATTAAAGTGCGTAATTTTGAATATCGTACTGAAAATGAAATAACAGATTTACCAAAAAATCAAGCCATCAAAAAAGAAGGTGTTCAATTAGGTGCTATTGCTCAAGAACTTCAACAAATATTACCTGATTGCGTCAAAACAGAAACCACAGGTGTTATGAGTTTAAACACAGACAATATTATGTGGCACATGATAAATGCCATCAAAGAATTAAACGCAGAAATTACAGCACTTAAAGCAAAAGTAGGAGCATAACTATGACAACATTTACAACTACAATTACACAAATGTTTACCATATCCAATCCAACAGGATATGTTGTTAATGTAATGTTTGATGTGTCAGGCACAGATGGCATATATACGGCAAAAATAAATGGAAACATTCAATTTACGCCTGAACAAAGTGAGCCTGGCTTTGTGCCTTATGATCAACTGACAGAAGCTGATGTAATAGGTTGGATCAATACTGCAACCAACAATCAAGAAAACTATTACGCAAATGTACAAGGTCAAATTAATTCAATGATTACACCTCCAGTAGTGCCAGTAAACACACCATTGCCTTGGGGTGCATAATGGACAAAGTTGAATTATCAGTAAATTTAGTACAAACAATACTTCAGTACTTAAGTACAAAGCCGTTTCAAGAGGTTGCACCATTGATTGATGAAATCCAAAAACAAGCGCAAACACAAAACATTGCACCCGATCAGCACGTTGTAATACCCGCATAAGGACAACAAATGACAGCCCCAATCGACATTATTTCATCGGCATTGAAAGATATTGGCGCATTGGCGGCTGGAGAAACACCCACGCCTGAAGCGGCACAAGATGCTTTTATCATGCTTAACCGAATGATCGATCAATGGTCTAACGAGCAGATGATGATCTTTTACAAGACTGAAATCATTTTCACGCTAACACCAGGTCAGACCCAATACACCATTGGCCCAACTGGTCAAATTGGTTCGGTGTTTACAGGGTCAATCACAAACAAC